CCAGCTTGGCATAACTTATCACAAAGAACCGTTTGAACTTGCACCGAACTGGCTGCTTGTACATGGTGATGAGAGTAACGTGCAACCAACTGCTGGTGCAACTGCTCTTGGTCTTGCTAAGCGCAGCGGTATGTCTATTGTGTGTGGTCATACGCACCGCATGGGTCTAACTCATTACACCACTGGCTGGTCTGGTAAGACTCGCACTGTGTGGGGCATGGAAGTTGGTAACCTTATGGATTATAAGCATGCTCGTTACATTAAAGCAGGCCTATTCACATGGAATAAAGGATTTGGTTTGCTCCATGTAGATGGACAGACTGTTATGCCACAACTTGTACCTATTGTAAACAATTCATTTACAGTGGATGGTAAGGTATGGCGCTGGTAGAAGTAAAACTTAGTATTGCTGACGTAACTTATGCAACGATTGAAGCAGTAGAACGCTACAACTTTAATCGTGATATGGGTAACGACTGGTCTAAGATAAGTAAGACATGGCCAGAAGCTATTGCTCGTGAGATTAATGGCGTGATTGCTGAGATTGCAGTTGGCCGCTGGAAAGATAAGTTTCCTACTACCCTCTTTGCTGATCGCAAGAGTGGAGACGTGGGTGAGTTTGAAGTACGCTCAACGGCATACTCCTATGGCAAGCTCTTGTTCCAACCAGATGACAATAAAAACCGCAGATATTTTTTTGTAACTGTAGATGGGCACTATAGAGCGCTTATCGTAGGCTGGCTCTGGGGCTGGGAAGGGATACAAGATCAGTTCTGGGATACAAATATGCCAGTACCATGCTATGCAGTGCCACAAAACCTTCTCCACGATCCAGAGGAATTAGATTGACTTGGTTAGATGAAGCGCAAGAGATTGCCCATACAGTATCCAGGCAAGTCCACCGCAAATACACAACTTACTTTGATGCAAGCGATGTTAAGAATGAACTTATCGTCTGGGTCTTACGGCGCGAGACGAAGGTTAAAGAGTGGCTTGACCATGATAAAGATACTGAAGATTATCGCGTTGGTATTAGGATGCTTGCCAAAACTCTTCAACGCCATGCGGATAAGTATTGTCGCAGAGCTAAAGCGCAAGCGGTTGGGTATGAAGTAAGAGATGAAATTTTTTATTCTGCTGAAGTATTAGAGCAGCTCCTACCTTTTGTTTGGAAAGATACTGTTCCTACAACCAACCCGACTGGCGAGAAGGTAAGTGGTGGTGGCAACCCTGCTGAGGGTGGTAACTACATTATCTCGCTCTTTGATGTGCGCAAGGCTAAAGATAAATTAGAGCCAGACGATCAACTCCTGCTCCATATGAAGTACGTAGAAGCTATGACTTACGACCAGATCGCTGAAAGTTTGGTAATATCCAAGTCATCTGCAGAGCGCAAGGTTAAGGCTGCCATACGTAGACTTACTAAAGAATTGGGCGGAGAAGATCCATGGCTGAGAAAGAAAAAGGTAGAAGACTAGTGGCTCATTATGACTATCGTTGCCAAGTGTGCAACATTGAAACAACTGTTGAACGTTCTATGTTTGAAGAAGGACCAGATCCAATTTGTTGCGGCATGGGTATGCGCAGGATCTTTGGTTCACCGCCAGTAAAGTTTAACGGCTCTGGGTTTTATACAACCGATAACCCAAAGAGATAAATAAAAAGCCCCACCTTTCCACGGGTGGGGCTTTCTTTATGCGTACCTTTATGCTAAACCATAGCCTTGTTGGCGGTTGCCAACATGATTAATATAGCACAAAACCCCCGTGGATAGGACACAGGGGCTTTGGCGTGTCGTGATAAGCGACACTATAGCGCGGCAGGATCGCGAACAGTTGCAATAATACCATAGCCATCATCAACCTGTCCAACGTGGTTGGCATAATCTTTTTTAAGGTTGTTAATGGTGTTGTAAGGACCGACAGCGATAGCCATTTGCAGGCTTGGGTAGACGGCTACGGCCATGTATTGATCGCGCTTGGCAGTTAGTTCCTCTACCAATTCCCAGACCTTCTTAGCCATATCCTCGCTTGAGTCTGCTTCTTCATCAAGCAAAGCTGCCATCTTCTTAATCTCGCTAGGCTTGGCTTTCATTACATTTCCCTTTCTACAACTTGAATAGTTTCGCAAGGATATGGGATTATCTCTTCACCACTACATTCAGTGCAAGCTAGTCCAATAGTAGAATCATAAGGCTTGTGTAGTTCCACCACTTTATGAACAGCGTCCCACGCCATGCCATCAAGCATGGATCTGCCTACGGAATACCTGTAAATTAAAGCTAATAATTCATCATGTGTCATCGATACAGCTCAATTCCTATAACCCACTTAAACAAATACAGACCTAACTCCCATTTGTACCCTATTGGATACTCCCAGTTGGTCAAATAAATACCCAATTCGTATGAGTTGCTGTTAGTTCCAAAGCGTATTTTCATTAGTAACCGCCTAGACATTCCTTTGAGTGCGTGTGTCGTGAGTAGAGCATTTGATACTCGCTCTTGCTGGGCGCGAATAACTCAGCGCCACATGCTCCACATGCTCCAAACCATTCTCCACCAAAAAAATCAAATTTCATTTAAGTGTTCCCATCCAGTGCTTGATAGCTTCTAAGTTTTCATGCAGCGTTAGATAGCCATAGATCTTGCGGTTATCTAAGTACTGCAATATATCATTCTTGCGCCAGTTACGGCTAACTCTTACATACTCATAGTCCTGCGTACCATCAAAGTAGTTGGTAAAAGGCAGGGCTTTGGGGTGAATAAGGTAGGTACAGTGGACCAAATCGATAGGGAATATGCCCCGTATTATCCCATTGAGTAGGGAAAAGTACTCATCTGAGTCACGATAATACCCCGTCTCTGTAACTGGGTGGTGATAATTGCTGTAGGCAACATGATTTTCTTCGCCTTCTGCTGCTGCGTAGCGCAGTAGTGGGGCGATAACAGGGCGTGAAGCAGATACAAGGGTGCGTAGAGTCTCTGGCAGTAGAAAGTTATCTACATCTGCCACAAAGTAGTGATAACCCAACTCCTTAGCCTTCTCTATGCCATCTTGGCGTAGTGCGCCTAATACATCAAAGCGCATAGCGTTCCACTCATGTACACCAAAGTTCTGTACTGGCTCTGGCACGTCACTATCGTCTAGTTCTATGTCTAGCCAGTCATATTTCCATGGCTCGCCATTGATTGTATTTTCTTGCTCTTCATGGAACAGTTCGTTTTGAGCATAGACCCACTGTTGCAGGATCGTGGCTGTCTTATCGTTGTTGTTGTTGGTGCGGATATAGATATGCACCTTGTTGCGTGGATAGTCCAGCTTATCTAAGTTCTGTTTTAGCCAGTAAGGCAGGATCTTTTCTTTATCTTTTGCCAGCACGTGAAATAGCACGTCTGGCAGTTCGTTATCTTCTAGTACCAATTATGTCTCCTATCGTGAGCGAGGGCGTTGCAAGCATTATTGTGCCAGTGCAGCTTGATATAAAGCAAGCCCCAGCGGATCTGTGTCTGGTAGTTTGTCTTGTAATCCTTGCCAAATTGAGCCATCTTCACGGCTGGCAGGGCTTGTGGTATGCCATGCGCACCGCTTGAGTTATGGGCAGCATAGTTCCAATGGCTCTCATGCTCCCAGAGCGCTTTCAAGCAGCCCCATTGGTGCAGGTTTGCACCTTGACGCATGTACAACACCTTAGCAAAGTGCTTAGGCGCTGACATGTACTCGGTTCTAGCTTGGGAAGGGCTATCAAAGAAAATTACTCCTGCACCCATTGTGGCAAGTATTGCGCAAAGTACCCGAATGGGATAGGAACGAATGATGGATCCGCGTCTGGGATAGTTGGACATGATAGACCTTTCTTCTGTTCTACGTGAAGGCGTAGTGCTCGCCAGAATGGTAGGCCTAAGCCTGACCTGTTTTTGGTAGCCTTAACCCTTTCACTTGGAAACGATCCGCCCCATATGCCATGTGCTTCATGGTTATTGACGGCGAATTGCAGACACTCCTTTTGTATAGGACACACAGCGCAAGCGCGTAGTGCCATGGCTGTTAATTCTACTAGATCATTGGCTGCCGTTCCACGAAAATGCTGTCCGCGTACTGGTTCTGGGAAGAACGCTTCTGGGTCAATCTCGGCGCAAGCTGGGTTTAGGTCAGCCTTAAAATACATCTTCTTCCTTACTTGCTAGCCATAGAGCCAATTTAGTGCCAGATATGGCAGCAAGTACGATTAAAGCGGTAGTGATAAGCATTATTTCCCCCTGTAAAGGCTTATGCGCTTGTTGCCATAGGCCATGACTAATTGTAGTTTGTAGTTAAAAGGTTCTAGGGCAAGGTTAATACCCCGCCACTCGCCAGCCTTTATCTCGGTATTAGCGTCAGCTATATCGTTGCAGATAAGGGCATACTTGGCGCTAGCCATGATCTTGTTCATAATCGTGTGGATGGCTGCGATAGGTAGGTGCTGAAGTACATCTTTGATGAGAATTAGATCCACTTGGGGAAAGTCTATTGTCTCTAAGTCACCCTGCATAAACTTTATGTGCTCTGATTCATATTGCTTAATATCCTCTATGATTACTGAGCTTACATCTATGCCTGTGTATTCTTTACCTTCTAGGTTTAACTCTTTACCTAAGCGCCAATCGCCACAGCCCAAATCTAGTACTGTGTGAATGTCATCTTGGGCTAGTAGTTTGTTCGCTTCTGCGATCCATGGGGCAGCGTTGGCTGGGTCTGAGCCTGGGCCTGACTTGTGCCCCCATGTAGAGTTTGTATAGATAGCGTTAAACGCTTCTTCATTACTCACTTATTAAGTTCCTTTATGCGGTTGCGGATAACGTGTAGATCTTCACCATAGACACGTCCTAGTGCGTCGTTCATTAGTTCCTGTTCGCGAATAATCTGCATAATATCTTGGACGGCATGGTCGTAGCCTTTGCTAAAGGCTAGTTCCTTTTCTACGTCGATCTGATCCTGCGTTGTCGGTTCAACCTTGATCACGCGCTCCCCTACTGCCTGCGTTGTCGATCCTGTAATTCCTTCTATGACCCTGTTCATCTGGTCGGCAATTCTGTTTGCTATTTCATCATTAGTCATGCTATGTATTCCTATCTGGTCGGTTGTCTACGTCGGCGAGCTAAACGCTCCCCTACCGCCTCGGTGGTCGGTAGTACCTAGAATAAAGAGATGGCGCAAGAGTGTCAAGCCCCCGCGCCTATCGTGTCCCGTGTCTGTTAGTGAGTATCCGTCTCCCCGTCTTTAATACACCCCGCGCATACATGCCATCCCCCGTCGATCATGACAAAATCTGACACACCCTCGCAAAATACACAGGGCTTTAATAAGTCAATTTCACTCTCCATCAATTAGCCCCGCTTGCTCTAATGCTTCTATAGCTGCAGCTCTAGGGGTAAGCGCTACCCCGTCGCCTATCTCTTCTCCATGTTCGTATATTGTGACCCGATAACCCACACCGCTAGGGTTAAATTTAAGATCATCTTCCAATTCTTCCATGTCTAGGGTGTAAATAGCTCTCATTCTTCTATATCCTCTCTTTTGTCTGGCGTAATGGTGAAGCTCGCACCCGTAGGCTCATCATGCGAATAGCGCGTAATGGTGAGAGAGTCACCCTCTAGCACGTAGCGCAGTGTCCACTCACCAGAGAATGTAAGGCTGTCCCATAATTCCTTGTGAGTAGCCTTGATTACCTTGTACCCGCTGCGAGCCTGCCATCCCATGCGCTTACCCTCTATGCGTAGATATTCTGGCTCATTGTGTGCAGCCATGAAAGCAGGCAGTAGATACTCTTCCAATTCTTCTAGCTTGTACTCATAGCATGAGCCATCACACCAATCTGTAAAGCGTGTATCTGTGCCACATTCTGGGCAGGCTATATCTTGCCCACCCATCCCGCATGAGTCACACACGCGACATTCACAATTACTGCTTATCTCTAGCTCTATCTTCTCTAGGGTACTCATGCGCTCACCTCTTCTAATTCTTCTGCAGTTGCGTATGCATAAGCTAACACCCGATAAGCTAAGCCATGCATGGCGCAAAATAGATAGTGAGAGTTAAGGTCTGTTAGTGATGGGTTTACATCTCCATTGAACCATTCTGCCACTTCACTATCTAACTCTGGGTAAGCCCAGAGACTCAGAGCTTGTACCCGCTTATTTATATTTACGTGATAATCTTGCACCTCTCCATCTGCAAGATGGATAGCGTTAGCAGTAACTATATCTTCTGTATATTCTTCATCATCACTAAGCCAATCAACAGCAGTACGCGCCATATCTACAATTTCACCGACCCAATCTGAGCCAGCGATAAAGTCGGGAAGATCATCCCAGAGCGCACCCATTGAGCCATTAGTCATGCTCTCTTGTGTAATTGTGCCTAGTGCAGTTTTAATCTGCTTTCCTTGCATAGTCATATTCCTATCTATGATTAAACCCCGCAGGCTGCGGGTGACAAGGCTAGGAAAGTGATCCCTAGCCCCATCATCTACCGCCTGCTCTTGATCTTATCGCTGAGCTGCTCTAGTTTCCATCCAATATAGAAGAGAGCGCAGCCTATGAGCATGAAACTGCCGATTAAGTGTCGCAGCGGGTGCATTATT